TGTTTTTCGGTTATTGATGCCGAAACCGCCGGGATCGGATCAGGATACGCAGATGAAACTCCGGCAACGGCAACTTTTGACATTACAGAAATAGGCGCAAACGGCAATACGGTTTCTTTGAGTGTTTTAGAGCCAGCCGGTGTTTCTGTTCTTATCGGAAGTTATACGCAAGTAACTGGCGATTCTACTCCCACACTTGTGGCTGTGGCTATTGCGGCGGCTATTAATTCCGGAACAATTACTCACGGGTATTCAGCTACTTCATTAGTCGCTGATGTTACGATAACAGCAAGGAATGGGTTAGGGGTATTTTTAAATTCAAGGACTCCACTTTCGGCGACCTATTCCCCAAGTGCAACACTTGCAGGAACTATTACCCAGTTTACAGCGGGTGTTGCTTCAAAACAAGCTGTTTGGCATTATCATATTTCGGAATTTTTCAGAGGTAATCCATCAGGGCAACTATGGGTGGGATTTTTTCCTATTCCGAGCCCTTACGCTTTTTCAGAAATTACATTACTACAAACCGCCTCTGGTGGAACTATCCGCCAGGTAGGAATTTATAAGGATGGCGCTGCCTATGCAAGCGCAGATTTAACGGCTATTGATGGGATTATTAAAACATATAACGACGCAAAACATAAGCCCTTGTCGGCTTTGTACGCCGCTGACCTTTCAGCAACAAGTGATATCACCACAATAGCCGATCTTTCTTTACTGTCCGCAAATAAAGCCAGTTCAATTATAGGACAGGATGGGGCAGCGTTAGGGAATCTGCTATTTTTAACCACCGGAAAATCAATAACTCAATTAGGGATCGCTCTTGGTATTTTAAGTGCCAGTGCGGTTTCGGAAGATTTTGGAGAACCAGCTAAATTCAATATCAGTGATGGAACAGAAAATGACGTACCTGCATTCGCCAATGGTAAATTGTTAAGCGACGCATCATTAAACGATTCCGCACTGGACGCTATCGATGCAAAAAGGCACATTTTTTCTCAGAAATATATCGGCTATGCAGGTACTTATTTTAACGAAAATCACACAGCGATTACAGCGGCTTCTGACTATGCTTACATTAACGATAACCGAGTTATCGATAAAGCGATCCGTGGTATTTATAGTGCTTTGATTCCTTATTTAAAGAGTAAACTTTTAAAGAATTCAGACGGCACCCTGGCGACAACTACGATTGACTTTTTGGAAACACAGGCTTTGCAGCCACTATATCAAATGGCACGTGATCAGGATTTAGGAGATGTAGCCGCAACTGATGTTTACATTGACCCTACGCAGAATGTTACCAGCACTAATCTTTTGATTATAAATGTGACACTCAATGAAGATGGAATCGCAAGAAATATTCAGATTCCAATAAGTTATTAAATAATAAGTTATGACCCCACTGATAAATGGCATCGCATATTCCTGGAGCACAATTACATTTAATTTGTTTGGTGTTCCCGTTGCCGGTATAGTCTCAATAGAGTACAAACGTAAACAGGCTAAAACAAACAATTACGGTGCAGGTGTTGAGCCGGTAAGTCGTGGCTATGGCAAAAAAGAGTATGAAGGTTCTATAGAGATTTACCTGGATGAATGGAAAAAGGTTATTTCAGCAGCGCCGAGCAGAGATCCTATGGCAATTGGTTGGTTTGACATCCCTGTTGGGTACGGCAACTCAATAGCTGATTTGACAAAAGATACTTTAAGGGCTGTAGAATTTATGGAAGATCCTTTCACCGCCAAAGAAGGCGATACAAAATTGACAGTAAAAATTCCTTTAATAATTGGACAAATTGACAGATAATGGAAAATGAAGAAATAAATATACTTACAAGTGAGTTAACCCCGGAAGAGATTGCTTCATATGAAGAGCATGCCGCAACGCTTGCCCGGAAATACAATGTTTCTAAAGTGCATGTTTACGTTGGATTAATAGAAGATACAAATGAAAGGGTAGTTGGGTATATGAAAGAACCAACCTATTTACAAAAAATGTTTGCGCTTGATAAAATGAGTTCTGTAGGGCCGTTTGCATCCGGTGAAGAATTAAGGGATGCAATAACTCTAAAAGAAGAAAGCGATCCCAGGACGCAAGACGAGGATAGATTTAAATTAGGCATGGCGGGTGCTTGTGTCGCCGCCATTAAAATAATAAATAACTCATTCAAAAAAAAATAGCGGACTTAGAAATATCTAATGAAAGTGCGCCTTACGCGCGAATGGCAGCCCTAATACGCTGCCATCATCATTTAGGGAAGAAGGAGATGGAAGAGTTGACGGAAGATGAATTCTTTGAACTGTGGGGGCAAACAAAATACTACATAGAGGTCGTGCATCAGGTTAAATTTAGTTAATGGCAACAACGATTGAATATATCTTAGGATTGAAGGATGAAATGTCCTCAAAAATTGGTGGCGCTACCGAGAAGGTAAAGACTATGGAGGATTCATTGGGCGGTGTAAAAAAAATAGCAGAAAGTATAGGTTTAGTTTTCGGTGCATACCAAATCGGATCCTTTCTCCAAAGTTCTTTCCAGGAATATAGAAATGTATTAGAGGCACAATCTCAAATACAGGCTGGTTTAAAATCAACTGCTGGTGCAGCAGGAATGAGCGAAGAGCAGCTCAATAAAAATGCCACGGCTTTGCGGCAGCAGACCGTTTTTTCTTTAGCTGATATCAAAGACATGCAAGCGCAGGCTTTGAGTTTTAATGTGATTACGGCCTCTAACTTTAAGTCTATCTCAGAAGCTACTATGGACGTAGCCACCCGTGTAAAACTTGGATTACACGAGACATCAATCCAAATGGGTAAAGCCTTCGATGATCCGATTAAGGGTATCATGAATTTACACCGGGAAGGAATTGATTTTACAAAAGAGCAAATAGATCAAATAAAAAAACTTCAAGATGCGGGAAAGATAACGCAGGCGCAAACATTAATGTTGCAAGCAATCACATTGGATTACGGAGGTTCTGCAAAAGCCGCCTTTGATGCCGACCCGTTAGCTAAATATAATTTAGGAATCGAAGACGCGCAAGACGCCTTGGGCGGTTTGGAAGCATCTATTATGAAGGAAGTAATGCCGGCAATTTTAGAATTGCTTTCCGGGTTAAAGGAGTTAGTTGATTGGGTTAAAAAGAACGGGGAGGCAGTTTGGGACATAATAAAAGCATTTGGAATCGCTTACACCGCTTTTAAGGTAATATCTACTGCGGTAACAGGATATACCGCTTTAATGGAAGGTTTGGCTCCGGTAGAAGAGGCGGCGGCGGCGGCTGCTACTGATATGGCCGTTGCAAGTACAGCAGCTTTAGGGCCTATTGGATTAATCGCCGCGGCGATAGGTGGACTTGCTTATGTTTATATGGAGCTTGGAAACAATGCTAAGATAGCGGCAGACGAAGTTAAAAAAATGGCCTCTGCCGACGCTTCCGGTGAAACGGATATGATTAAAAATCTGATTTCGTACAAAACTGCAGGAGGCATGAAAGATATAGCAGCAACTAATTTAGTTAAATCCCAGGAAGTTACAAGATTGACAGCACAAATAAGTGAACAAACAAAGACCGTAAAAGATTTTTATAAAAATTTATCCGTGTCAGATAAATATGCTCCGGGAGATGATGTTCAGAAAAAGTATGATACACAAGTTAATAATTTAGCAGCCTTAAAATCACAACTTGCCGCTGCTCAAAATTATGCGCCTTCGTTAATGCCATCGGAAACAAAAGGCGCAAAGGGGTTGAAGGGTGACGGCGGAGCAGATGCTAAAACACCTAAAACAAAAGCTGAAGGACAAAAGAATATCAACATTCATATCGCTTACAATGCGCCGCTAATCAAAGATTTTACGATAAGCACAATAAATATGAAAGAAGGGCTTGGAAGTTTGAAAGAAAAAGTGACGGCTATTTTGGAAGGAGCGACACATGATTCATTAATTGTAGCATCAAACTAATGTCAGAAAAATACACCATACCAAAAATAAATTCCTCGGAGCCAGTCGTTAATAAATTTATTGTTCCAAAAGTTTCCGTGCCAGGAGTTGTGCTGGGTGAGCTGGGAAGATCAGGCGAACTGGCCGCTATTGCTGCCGCCAAAGCCAGAGATAATACGAGCCCTTCCAATCCTTATATACGTGGCGTTTCTACAAACCCAACAAATACAACACCGGATAGCGGATTAGCATATACATCAGACCTGGGAACAAAAGTCTATGCTGATGTGACCTTCGATTCCGTTACTTATACAGACAGAAACGGCAATTCAATTACAACGCCAAGAATGATTTTTCAATCAATACTTGTCAGTGTTGTTTTCCCGAGAAATATAGTTAAGACCAAAATCCAAGGAAGAGATGGAACCGTCAAAGAGTATATCGGTGAAGATGACGCAAATATAACATTTACAGGCATACTCACGGGGACTAAAAATACTTATGGAACTAAAAGTGACCCTAAGGGTTCAAAGGTGTACCCAGGAGGAAATGGGATATATCCTGGCTCTCAGATTTCCGACCTTATGAAGGTTATAAAAGCGCCCGTGGCAATTCCTGTGATTTGTACACACCTTCAGAATTTAGGCTTTTAATCGCACCATTGAGGAATTGAAATATCTTAGCGAAAGCTGTTATGTCAGCGAGTAAAACACTTTTAATCGCACCATTGAGGAATTGAAATAGTAGTGATGCTTACACAGTTATTCAGGATGCCATACTTTTAATCGCACCATTGAGGAATTGAAATTTAATAGGGACTATCGAAGTTGAACTACCTTGAAAAGCTTTTAATCGCACCATTGAGGAATTGAAATGAGCTAATTGTTTCAACAAATACCGGCTGTAAATACTTTTAATCGCACCATTGAGGAATTGAAATTTGAATAATTGTTGTGGTGATTGAAGTTGCTTTTACTTTTAATCGCACCATTGAGGAATTGAAATTTTCCTACCCGAAAAGCGCCAAAGGTGGTCGATGTTCTTTTAATCGCACCATTGAGGAATTGAAATTCATTACCGCATGTAAGTGTTCTCTATACCAATGCTTTTAATCGCACCATTGAGGAATTGAAATATATAAGCATTGGCAAAATGGTAGAGAAATTAGAGCTTTTAATCGCACCATTGAGGAATTGAAATATGAAAAAAAGAAGTTACTCAATTTG